CCGGCCAGCATCAGCCGGTTGCTGTAGGGGTGCAGAGCATTGCCGCCCGCCCGAAAGCCGCGCCGCAGGCCGCCGAACATGCCCTGCGCAGTGCCGAGCAGATTGTTGCCAGCGAACAGCGGCGGCGGCTGGGCGCGGGGGTCGAAGTCCGTGTTTGCCATCGTTGCCTCGTCTTAATCAGACTGGTCAGACGGGAGGATTAAACATCCCCGCAAACCCGGCCGCAGTTGCTGCCGTGCCCAGTAAGTCCTGATACCACGGGTTGCTCTGTGACGTCTTGCTCGTGCCGGATGCGCCTGGAACGCCGCCGATCAAGCCTTGGTATTGCGCAAGCTGGTTCCAGCCGAATTGCCGCTGCTGCTGCAGCATCGCCTCACGCGCCGCGCCTACCTGCGCCTGCCGCTGCGCGTCGTCGTAGCGCAGCCCCTGCATGGCCGGGGCCATGCCGGCCGCTGCCAGGCGGTTCTGCAAGTCCTGTGAGTTGACCCCCGTCAAGGCGTTGGCGGCGCCCAATTGGTTCTGCCAGTTCTGCCCCTGCACTCCCGTCAAGGCATTGGCTGCACCTAACTGGTTCTGCCAGTTTTGCCCTTGGCCTGCGGTCAGCCCCTGTGCTGCCGCCAGCCGCTGCTGATTGGCCATCTGCTGGGCGGCGTTCATCCCTCCAAGGGCACTAAGCTGTGACGAATAATTCGTGCCCTGGATGCCCGACAGCCCTTGCGCTGCCGCCATCCGCTGCTGGGCGTTCGCCTGCTCGGCAGCGTTCATCCCTGACAGGGCGCTGAGCTGACCCTGATAATTCTGGCCCTGGATGCCGCTCAAGCCCTGTATCTGCGCTAGGCGCTGCGCGGCATTAGTGCCCTGCAGGCCACTAATGCCCTGTGCCGCCTGCAGTTGGTTGGCGACGTTCTGGGTGTCGGTTGAGAGTCTGCCTTGTGCCGCTGACAGTCTTATTTGCGCTGCCAGGTTCTGCGTATTGGTAAGACCCTGCATCGCCGACAGCCGGTCCTGCCAGTTTTGCCCCTGCGCACCCATGATGCCCTGCGCCGCCTGCATGCCGATCCCCTGCCGCGCCAGGGTCTCGCCTGACCGAGCCTGCGCTGCGGCCATCATGTTGGCGGTGTCGGTGTCATAGCCGGCCATCCGCGCCTGCGTGGCGACCTTGCCGAGCGCCGTGCCCATCGCATCACCATAAGCGTCTGAGCCATAGCGCCCGCGCGAGGACATGGTGGCTTTCACCTGGTCAGCAGTATCGCCCATTGCCTGCTGGATGGCCTGCTCACGATACGGATTGCCGTTGATGAGGCCGCCGCGAGCGACCTGCCCGAATGCGCCCCCGGCCAATTCCCCCTGTCCGCCGGCTCCTCCGTAGACATCCTGCATCAGCCCGGTATCGATGGCCTGCGGCCCAAAGTACATATTCCTGTATTGCTCTTCACCGACGACGGGGTTGCCGAAAAGCTGATCGAAGTTTCCTGTCTGGATCGGGTTTCCTATGGCCTTAGTGTATTGATCGGCGTTGCCGATCGCGTTCTGGCCGATCATCTGGTTGTATTGATCAGCGTTGCCGACAGCATTGCGGCCCGCCATGCCGCGGTAGTCGCCGACGCCGGTCATGCCGGGGGTGTTGTAGAGATCCTGGTATTGTTGCGCGTTGCCGATCGCATTCTGGCCGGCCATCCGGCCGTATTGGTCAATGCCCCCGATATTCGGGTTGGAGTACATATCCTGGTATTGGCCCAGGTTCTGGATGCCGGGCTGGTCGTAGAGGCTTGCGAACCGTCCGCCCGTTTGAATGCCGGGATTGTCATAGAGGCTGGAAAACATGCCTCCTGTGCCAATGTTGTATTGCCCGGAGGCGACGCCCTGCGCCGCGCCCATGGAAGCATCGACCATCGGGTTGGCACCAGTGGCCAGCGCCTGCATCCGCTGCAGGGCGGCCTCGGACTGCGGATCGAAGCCGGCTGGCCCGAGCTGCTGCTGCTTGTAGAGCTCGCCCTGCGCGCCCGTGGTGGGCATGTTCTTTTGTGAGATTTCATTTGCGTTAGCATCCAGCCCCGACATGAGCCTTCTCAGCGCCTCGCCCTGCGGCCCCCACGGCGCGAACGATTGTTGCGAAGAGCCGCTGAAACTGAAGGGGCCGGTTCCGGCTGAGGGAGAAACAGGGACATCCGTTGTCCCGGCCTCCCCTGTTCCGTCTGCGCCCTCCTGTGTTGCCACCTGCGGCGCGGCCATCGTCTGCTGCTGCGGCATGCCGTAGGACGGCTGCGGCCCATACTGCGACGGCATGCCATAGCCGCCATAGCCCTGCGGCATGCCATAGGGGCTGTAGCCGCCTCCGTATCCGCCATAGGGAGACTGCATTCCATAGCCTCCATAGCCCCCAGGAGCCCCGTAGGGCGATTGCATGCCATAGCCGCCCCCGTATGGCATCCCGCCGCCATAACCTCCGTAGCCGCCTCCGTAGGGGCTCTGCATGCCCCCTCCGTAGCCTCCGTAGCCCTGCGGGGCTCCATAGCCCCCGCCAAAACCGCCATAACCGCCATAACCCTGCTGTGGGGGCATGCCGTAGGACATCCCGCCTCCGCCGCCCCACATGCCGCCGCCGAACATGCCTCCGCCGCTCCCTGCAGCGGCTCCGCCGAAGGGATTGCTGTTTTGCGTTGCCATGGTGTCAGTCTCCAGCCGCGATCCAGCGGAAGGCTCTATCCGTCGTGCCGGCGTTCGCGTGCGTGATGGTGAAGCTTCCGAACAGCCGACCGGCCGCGTGAACGTACATCGTCCCTGCCGCGAGTTCCGCCGCGGCGCTCGCTGTCAAAGGGTCAAAGAGAATAACAGTGTCCGGCGTCACTGTCGGGTCCATCACCACGGTCGTCGTGACGCTCGCTGTCAACGTCACCACGTCGTCGCGATCGCGAGATAATTGATGCACGGCTTCGGCGATCTTGGCGATGTTGCGCTCACGCGGATCGAGCGTCTTCATCTGCCCGTCGTCGGCACGAAGTCCGGCTCCCAGCCGTGTGCGTGAACCCAGTCCAGACCGGCCGGGATGTTGAACTCAAACCGGTGGAACATCCCATCGGCGTTCATGCGGTAATTGCCAGAAAGCTGCTGCGTGATCGATGAGGAAACGCGCCAGTCGTCCCGGTATCGCTGCCGCTTGCTGACTTTCAGCGTAATGCCGTCTGCCGCATGCCCCTCGAAGAACGACAGCACGGCGCGCATGCGCACCCGCTTCGCCCCGCCGAACTGGTAGGAGCACGTCTGCAGCGTCGCCGGCAGGTTCGCCCCCTCCATCGTCGAGAGCTGCAAGTCAGTGCCGACCGCGGAAAGGACTGGCGCTCCGGCCCGGTAGAGAAAGCTGTCGAGGCTCGGCAGGCCCGGCAGGTCCATGTCCATGCTGTCCGGGCCGGCGCTGTCGAGGCTGACGCTGGCAGTTGCCACGCGCGCCAGGATGTAGGTGTTGATCTCCAGATATGACCAGCGGTCCAGCCCGTAGTCATATACCGCAACCCGGTCATTCCACGCCTCGTCGCCGACCGCGTAGGCCCAGTAAATGCGGGAGGCGTGCGGATCGATGGTGGCGTAGATGCGCGTGATCGCGCCGTAATTCAGGGTATCGAAGAACAGCTTTTGAATACGCCGCTCGGAGATGTTTTTCTGTTGCTCGGTATTGCCGACATAGAACCCGTCCGCCGACAGCCAGTAGGCAAGCCCGCCGAACTCCACCACGCTCCACGGACTGACCGTGCCCTTCTCGGAGGACATCTCGGGGAAGCTGAAGGCATATTTATCGCCGGTCGATACGATGCCTCTCAAGCCCCGCTCCAGCATCAGGATGTGGCTGTGCGGAAAGAAGCCCGTCACGTAGCCGGCGTCGGTAAATTCCTGATTGCCCGCGGTGCCGGTGACGTAGTCTTCGCTGTCATTGATCGCCGACCACGCGATCGATCGCGGGTTGGTGAGGAGGTGCGAGAAAACCACGTGGTCGTCCATCACCGTCACAAAGCGCGCGATCGGCGCACCCGGCAGGTTGGCGAAGTTCGTCCCGCTGTCGATGTCGATCCATTGCGGCTCGTTGCCGAGGTTGGCGACGATCAGCCGGTTGCCGTATTGCGTGCCGTCCCAGTAGTCGTCCGCCGGCAGGCCGTATGCGCCGCCCGCCAGCCGCGAAACGTCCGCAAAGGTGCCGGTGTCGGCATCGTATTTATAGAGGTGCGTGGCAGTGGCGGCGTAGGTGTCCCAGTCGCCGGCCGCCGTCTGCACATACCAGAGGCCGCGGCAGGGAGACGGAAGGGCGGTGACGGACTGCTGCTGGAGGCTCGGAGCGGGGATATAACTATTAATCGCCGGATATACATTACGCGCTACATCTAAACTATCCGTATTCAGATCACTTTGGTCTGGGGAATACTCTCCAAATCCTCTCATGTCGGCAACTCCAGACTACCATGCCTTATGATGCGCATACGTGCCGCCATGTACGAGATACCGCGTTCCCTAGCCCACTCGGCCACTGGTAGCGTTCTGCCGTCTTGCGTATAAAACTTCGTATTCCGTCTGTTGTTTGTTTGCTCTATCGGCGTCGACCAGCGGCAATTTTCCTTGAAATATCCTTGGTCGTTATCTCTGCGATCCAAGCTGTTACATTCAGCGGGACGCTCACCCATGTCAGCGAGAAAGGTTGCAAAATCTTCCCATCGCGGATCATAGGAAATTCCTCGTCCGATGTAGTATTTTGCGCCTTTCCTCCCCCCTTGCCGACAACGCGCTTTCATAGCCATCCATGAGTTATAGGTGGGGCTCAAGAACGTGCTCGATGAATGTCCGTGCTTGAAGGTGCGCACACACTGCACACCGCACGTCTTGGTATTTCCGCTGCGGAGACTATGGCCCAGAATTGCCTTTTCAAACCCACAGTCGCAGCGGCAAACCCAGTAGCGTCCTCCATGCGGTCCACGTCTCTCAGCCAGCCCCAGCACTATGAGCTTGCCGAAGCGCCGGCCCACCATTTCGGCTTCTGAAATTGCGGTCATTTTTCTGTCCTCCGCTCGCGCGAAAGACTACCACGTTTCTGTGCCGCCTGCGCCTCTTCCGGATGGAGCTGCGAGAGCGCGGCCAGTCCGGCGGCGGAGATGGGCAGGCCGTATTTATGCGGTGAGATGCTTCCAGATTTTGCGCTTCCGAATGGCATAGATGCTGTTCCTGTGAAGGCCGTATTCGGCAGCAATAACGGGAGCGCTCCGGTCATCTTGTAGAATGCCGCGAGCCTGTTCTTCGGTAAGTTTGGCTTTCCAGTAGACGCCGACACCGTGGACGTGGCGCTTCTTATTCACGCTGTCCTGCTTGTTGTGTCTTGCCGTTCCCAAAAACAAATGGGCCGGATTTACGCAGGACGGCACATCGCATGAATGACAGACCATCACCGACTGGTCGGTGAGATTGCCGTGCTTTAGTTCGTACGAAAACCGATGTGCCTTTCGTGTTCGTCTGGCACCCTTCAGCTTGATGTAGCCGTAACCGTTCTTGTCGAGTGAATAGCGCCAGAGCCAGCAGCCTGTCTCAGCGACTACATAGCTCTCCTCGAATTTGCAGCGATCAGTGCAAAACCTTTCAACGCCGCAAGCGGCACGAAATCGCTCACCACATCGGGCGCAGACTTTGTTGATTATTCTCATGCCTCATTATGGGCATGGCTCTCTATTTGGCAAGCTTTTTGCGGGCTTCGGATAATGCCTTTACACCGACGAATAAAGGCTCGTCATCTGACCCTTTCTCAGGGAGGAGATAGCCCTCGTATCTGTGCTTTGCCCTGTTGCCTTGACGCGGTGAGTCAAACCATTCCCACCCAGCCCAATCTGGATGATTTTCTACCCCAGCCATTGAGACGCCGAGTTCATCTATATCGTCTCTTAAATTGCGGCTGGCCCCTCCCGAAGGCGCTGGCCCATAACGCCATCCGGTAGCTTCAGTTGGTAGCGGCAAGCCCTTGCGGCCCATCTCCATGAAAGCTCGTAATGTCGGGTCCATCTCAAGGCGGGAATATGCGTCAAAGCTGGCTGGGGTCAGTTCGTCATCAATGCCGCGATATGCCCATCTCTCAAAGAATTCCGTCTGAGATACGCCCGCCTTTTCGCGTGCTGCTGCGACTTTCTTGCCGAGTTCATAGGCATCCAGCATGGACTTCGGATGGCTCATGCCAGAGCCTACACCAAGATCGCCGTGCCCGTAAACCTGTGCGCCCTCGCCCGTGCCGATCTTCGAGCTGTCGAAGCGCTCAAAACTGTGCGGGCTGCCGTGGTAGGCTTTGATGCCCATCCGCAGCGAGTTTGCCTCTGCCGGGATCGCGCCCGCCCCGAGCGTCACTGCCCCCGCCAACGCTCCTGCCCTGTCCATCAGCCTCGGGTCTGTATGGAACTCGCCCGTCTGCGGATCGGCGGCCATTGTCGGCTGTGCGCCTGACATGACGTCACCTGGTGCCGTCAGTCCGCCCATCAATTCATCATAGGCCGGCTTGAAGAACGTCGTATTGTTCCACCAGTCCTGCGCGCGTGAGCCAATAGTGCTTGGTGCCTTGGCGGCACTCTCCAGCCCCTGCGCCATCTGCCGCTTCTCTACCGCTCGCCGCTGCAATTCCGCGACAAGCAGCGGGTCTACCTTCGCGCCGAATATCCCGCCGCGCTGGCCGTCGCCCCATATCCCCGGCATGTCATGGCGCCGGCATCGAAGCGCGCTGCGTCAGCACGCCGCCGCGTGAGTATGTCTGCGCCGCCACCAGGCTTTCCACCGCGCTCCCGAACAGCCCCGCATACTTGTCCTGGCTATCCCCCTCCAGCGCCACCAGCATCTCAAGGATGGTGCCATACAGATACACGTCCGGTGCCTTGGCCAGCAGCCAATTGGGGTCAGTGATCGTCAATGACGGCACCTTGGCGTAATAGACGATACTGACGGCCGATGCGGCCTTGCTATGCAGCACCTGATACACGTTGCCGGACGGAGTCGTCTCCGGGCCTTCAAAACCTACCGTGTCCGTCCCGTATATCGTATAGAACCCGCAGCCTTCGTCCGTGCTGGATGACGGATAGGCGTCCTGATACCATCCCGGCTCGGCGTAGCTGAGCAGCCGCGGCGAAGAGCTGTTCGCGGTAACCCGCTTCATGGCCAGAAAATCTCTCGGCAGTGAGGCCCTCCCGCCACTGAGCGGCACCGTCACCTCCGTCTCCATCTCGGCCAGCCGGAACGTCGGCGTCTTGTTCACCCGCGCCTCGCACAGCGTCACGCAGTCGGCGACGATAGTCTCGGCGGCCGGATCGCCGACGCGCTCGATCCACGCCAGCGCCGATGCCTTCAGGCCCGCGAGATTGTTCAGCGCCATGCCTAGAACCTCTTGTCCGTAGTGCGCAGAAACAGCCAATCCCTGCTACGCACCTTCCGCAGCATGAACTGCGTGAACTCACGCGAGCCATAATCCAGGCCGCTCTCGACCAGCCACTGCTCGATGACGATGGGCGGGATGCTCGCGATGTGGTGGAAGCTTTCCGTCTTAGTCTGCGGCTCGTTCTGGAGCTTCTTGTTCCATTCGAGCGTGGGTGACACGTCGTCGTCGTGGCGCTGGATGGTGAATGTTTTCCCATCGTCGCTTGGGTGAAAGCGGGTGAGGATGCTCACTCCTGCCATACCCTCTGCGGCGATACGATCGTCGTCTCGTCGATCAGCGCGACATTGAGGTATTGAACTCCCCCCGTCGCACCGTCCGCGACCACAGTGCCGTTGTCCGAGAAGGCGATGCCGAAGTGCGTCCGCTGGCTGACTGGTAGTAAATTCCCCTCGGCATCCGTCTGCGCCAGGAGGGCAATCTCCTCCTGTTCGCGCTCGCCGCTGACGCGGACATTGCAGTGCCAGCCAGTCTTCAGCGTCGGCGGTGTCACTTCATCCGGCGACGGCACGTCAACGATCGGAATACCCGTCTCGTATTCCGGCGTGCCGAGTGTCGGATCGACATCAATCCCCGGCAGCGGCCTGTTCTCAGCGTCGATGAACTCAGCCGTGCGCGCCATCGCCTCCCAGTCCTTGCGTGTGGTGGCTCTAAAAAGGTAATCGATCACCGCAGCCCCCTAGGTGCTCATCGCCTGCATTTCGACATTCGTCGGGCGGCGCGGCAGATAGCGGACCTTGCGGATGTAGCCGAGCATCGGCGCAAAGTTGGCCTGAGTATTGCCAAACCAAATAGACGCCGGAGACAATAGGAGGCTCGTCGCTCCTGCGTCAGTCGATGGAGCGAGCCCATTGCCTGTTATGGCGCGATCTCCGCTTTGGTAGGCCGATATCCCCTTGCTTACGTTGTTAATTAGAGACGGAACCAGTTTGTAAAGAAGTCCGCCCTGATCCATTTCAAAGGCAGTGTTGTTATAAAATAGCGGTTGCCCAGAATTATTCAGGCCGATAATATCCTCGTTTCCCGTCCCTTTCATCAGATACAATTCTGCCCACCAGCTTCCCGCTGTGGCGCTGTAACCGATAGAGGCCGCTGTGCAATTGTATCTGTCCGCCGCCCGCGTGACGGTGGCGCCGACAGTCGGGATTGTGCTCGTCGCTACCGTGCCTGTCTCCAGTTGCCCTTTGGTGACTGAGCCGGACACCGTAAGCGTCAGTGAGCCTGCTGTGGGAGTGAACGTCAGGCTGACCCGGTTATTCGCGCCCGTCCCGGCTAGCGGCCCAGCGGTCGAGGTGCCTGTGAGTGTGACCGTGCCAGTGCCGAAGATGGAAAGGGTATGCGCCGCCGCGGTCACCGTGACGGACTGTGTGCTGAGCGTGGCATTATTGAGCAGCAAATTCGTCGCCGCCGGCTCGCATACCAGCCCGCGCGCCGCATGCGTCACCGGGTCGTAGTCGAGCGGCAGGGTGCCGACTGGAATGTTCACCAGCGTGCCGTTGATGTCATAAACCCACTTGGAACTCGTGCCGCTGCTGGTGAAGAAGCTGGTGCCGGAATAGACAATGGCCCCTGCGGTCTTCACCGCTACCCGCCGCGTATCAGTTGCGTAGGTGAAGTCGGCCGCGAAGCCATTCGCCTCGCCCAGCAGCAGCGCACCTCCTCCGACAGGCGCGTGCAAAGCTCCGCCTGCCCCGATCCGGCCGAAGCCGGCACCGAGTGCTCCGACCCGCCCGAATGCCATATTTTTTCAGGCAATCTCGGTGACGTGCAGCGTGCCGCCAGCCGAGAGCTGGATAGCCGACACCTTCTCGCCCGGCATACAGGTGAAATACTCCACCGTGTCGGCCGGCACATAGACGCCCGCCGTCGTGGCCGTGGGAGACACGCCAATGACGATGTAGCAGGCACTCGTCGCACAGACGCGCACCTTGTAGACGCCCGCCGTCACGGTGTTGGCGACCGTGCCTGCCGTGCCCGTATAGGCGACCGACTGGTGGGTGCCGATCCTGCCGGCACCCCAGTATTGCGTTGACATGCTCAGCCCTCTCTAATGACGTGCCAGCGGCGTTCGGCGAATAGCGCGAGGACGGCATCGGCAATTCCGTATTGCCGCTTGCCGCCGCCCAGCCCTTCGGAAATGAGCGCACTCACTTCCTTCGGGTCCACGATGTCCACCACGTGGCGCTCGGTCGGGATGATGCCGGTGATGAACTCGCCATCATCCGGCACGTCGCCGCCTTCGAACGCCGCATTAGGACGCGCCGGCCGCCGATCAAGGAACGTCGGCGGCAGCGGCATTTCAGAACCTGGCATCCTCGCCTTCCTTCGTTCCCTTGCCGCCCTTGGCGTCCTTGGCCTTAGCGTCCTTGGCCTTGGCGTCCCTGTGGTCCCACTCGTCGCGGCCCGGATCGTCGCCCTCTTTCCTGGCCTTGGCTTCGGCCTCCTTGGCGCGCTTGGCCTCGGCCTCTTTTCGTGCCTTTATTGCCATTCCTGCCGCCGAGCCCTCTGTGCCCTTGGTGAGCAGCCAGTTGGCCTCCACCATCCGCCCCAGGATGCGCTTGGCGTCGGCGTGGTGATCGCCGCCGCCGCCGAGCGTTCCGGCAATCAGCATCTCGGCGTTGTCGTAGGGGATGGCCTCGCCCGCAGCGACCTCGTCGTAGAGTGGCGCAGGCTCCGGTACCGTCTCCAGCACCAGCGGCGTGCCCTTGGAGGACTTGGGAGGAGGCAGACTCTGGTCGAGCGTCGGGTTTGCTGCATCGGGAGCCCGCAGGTCGGGATCGTCCATCGGGTCATAGATCGGCTTGTTCACGGCCATTAGTTTCTTTCCTCTCTTTGTCTGTTGCGGTGGTTCAGTCTTCGGCCTGTTGTTCTTCGTGCCTGGCGGGCGGCCCTTGCCGCGCGGCGGAATGGTCATGGCCTTGCGCAGCCAATCGGGCGGATCAGCCTTCTGCGGCGGCTTCGCCTTCGCCTTCGCCTTGGCTTTTGGCTTAGCCTCGACAGCCTTGCCCTTCAGCTTGTTCTTCGAGCCCTTCGGTCTGCTCATGATTGCTTTCCTTCAGCCGATGGTCGCCGCCACGCCACAGGAGGTGCTCGCTCTCGGTCCAGTGTGAACGGGACTGAAGGCGTGGCGGCGATACGTAAGACTAGTTCAAGTCAAGGCGTCAGGTCGGCAACGAGTCCCGAAGCTTTCTCGTTTCGCGCCTCGAGGGCGTATTCGCAAAGGATTTGTGTTTTCTCAGAGTCGCCAGTCTTGGCCAAGTCCCAGCGCCGCATATTCCGCAGATAAGCTACGGCCCACTTGTCCATCTCAAGGACAAGACAGTCCCTCGTCCGCATAAAGCGGTTGGCGACCACCTTCATGGTGCCAAAATCACCTTCGTAAAGCTCGACATTATTGACGATCTTCTTCGAGGTGGTCGTCTCGTTCGGCCCGGCCGTTCCGGTGCGGCCCGTGAAGGTCGAGAATGCCTGCTTGTTGGCACCTCCCACCATGATGGTGTCGGGATTGCCGCCCTCGTTCCAGCAGAGCTGCAGGACCGGCTTCAAGAGCGCTTCCGTAAACGCCCGCTGCGTGCCGTCAGTGCGGGTTGCCGCCCCGTCGAGAGTGACCGGAGAGGCAGCCGCGCCGGCCCCGAGACTGTCGTTGGTGCCGATCCACGCGAGTATCGACGCGGTCTTACGCGCCGTGCCAATCGCGCCCGCGTTTTTCGCTTGGTTCATCAGCAGGATGCTTTCCATATCCCGCTTCAGCTCCTGCCCTTTCAGCGCGAGCTGATAGGACAGTTCATTGTCACGGCCGGCCCGGTCGATGGCGTTCTCCGTGCCGGTGACGGCCGCCACCTTGTCAGAGATCTGAGCGATGTTGCCCAGCCTGACCGTTGGCGTGGCGGCGTCGATCGTCGCATCGTCGCCTTCGAGCACCGCATTGGCCGTGGAAGCCGCCGCCAAATTCTGAACCTGCCACTCATGGTTCACGGCCTTTGCCTTGACCTTCTCAATCCCTGAGAGGAAAGGCGTCTCGGTCGGGCTGATCTTGTAGATCACGTCCGACAAATCTTCGCGGTTGCCTATGCTTTGATAGGTCGCGAATACGTCAGTAGGTACTGTCATTGTCGTCCTTTACGAGGACCGTCCGTTGCTCATTGCCGCGATAAGCCTTGCGGCATCCTTGAAGCTTCCAGTGCGGTCCAATTGGCGGTTGAGGTCTTTGAACCGAGCCTCTTGAGCCTCTCCCTTGGCGGGAGCGCTGCCCGGACGCTGGACAGGGGGAACAGGTGCGCGCGTAGGCGACTTGGCGGCCTTCGCTGCCTCGTCGTAGAGACAGGCCTTCCATGCCATTGTCTGAAAGCGGCTGTCGTGGATCTGGATTGGCAGGAACTCGGTCGCGGCCCGCGCAAGAAAGTCCTGCTCGAACCCGATCTCCTTCATAAAATCCATGACCTTGGAGACATTCGCCTGATAGGTTTTCGGATCTTTCCACTCCGGGAACTTCTCGGCGAACTTCTGCGCCTCCTCGGCCCTCCACGCCTCCGCGTTCTGCAGGAACTGCTGCTGCTGCTGATACTGCTGCTGGGCTTGCTGGGCCTGTTGCGCCTGCAATTCGGCCGACGCATGCGTCAGTCGCTTGTAGGCCAGGTCCCACGCCTGGTATTTAAGCGGATCGTTGCGTTGCCAGTCCTGAAGATCGTTCCAGGTGGGCGTTCCGAATTCCTCTCGATACTGGGCATCTAGCAGCAGCGCCTGCTGCGGCAGCGACTGCTCGTAAGCTGCTCGTGCCTGCGCTTGTGCCTGTTCCGCCTGCTGCGCCAGGGCCTCGGCGGCCTGACGTTGCTCGGCGGCTTGTCGCAGCCCCAGTTGGATGTCAGCCTCGCGGGCCCGATCGCGGGCCAGGAATGCTTCCTGATGCTCGCGAGTGAGGGCGGCAAAGGCTTCTCGCTCTTTCTTGGGCCATGACCTGGGCGCTTCGAGGGACTCCTTTTCGGGAGGCTCTTGCGCGTCGGTCTCGCTGCGGGACTCCTGTGGAGGCGCAGCATCGTCCGTCTTACCGGCGATCAGATCGGCCGCCTCGCGCGCGGTAATTGGCGCGTCGGAAGGCGGTGAAGGAGGTGCAGCGCTCTCGGGCGCTGGCGTGGACGCAGGTTCAGGCGCCGGCGCAGGCTCGGGGCCCGGTTGGGTAGGCTCAGACATGAAGGAATTTCCTAGTTACAAACCGTCACGAATATTCGTGGCCTGAATTCTCGT